TGAAGGCATATCTTATTGATCCCTATGAGGGTAGTATAGAGGAAGTCGAATATAGCGGAGACTATGAGGACATCTATAAGCTGATTGATTGTCCAATGTTTGACTGTGTCCGAATCAATAGGAATGGTGATACTATTTATATTGATGACATGGGTTTGTATAAGGACAATCAAGAATTTTTTATGGTTGAGGGCTATCATAGTCCATTGTGTGGTAAGGCTTTGGTCCTGGGTACAGATAAAAATGGTGACAGTCAATCGCCTAAGATTAGCTTGACAAAACTAAAAAAGATGATAACATTCATCCCATCAATACTTGTTATTGCAAGGGGTTTAGTATGATTGGCTATAAATTGTTTCGTAAACGCAAGGATGGTACACTAGGCCCACTGTTTATTAATCGTAAGCAACGACTTAGTCCAGGTATTTACTATGAATTTGAAAAGCATTATACTAAGGGCTATGCTTATCGTCCTGGCTGGCACATCTGTTCAGAGATGAGCGCACCACACCTACGACAAGGTGGTGATCGTGTCTGGGCTAAGGTAAATTTCATACCGATGGCTGTGATTGAAAGACCAAAGTCTCAGGGCGGGACATGGTATCTTGGTAGCGCGATGAAGATACTGGAGGTGTATGATGAAGCAGAGGAATTTTGTAGCAAAGCACGCACAGCGTAGCGGAGCAGGTAGACATAAGCGAAAGGATAAGAAAATGGCAATCTATATTGACGATGCGGGTAGACAATTAACTCTTTTAAAGAAAAATGTTTACACCGAAGAATTATTAGGTACTATAGAATGGTTGGATGGTATTAATGCACAAATTGTAAAGATACTTGACGACAGAAGTGGAAGTGATTCTTGGGTTATAGAATATTTAGATCTTAATGAATTTAACTGGGGTGAAAAATGAGCTACATTGGACAAGAAGACTGGGTGCATATTGACGCACACAATGACGAGGTCAACGCACTAGAGGACAAAGTTGCAGAGCTTGAGCAGGTTATCAAGGATATGCAATTTGATGAGGCATATCTATGTGCTGACCTTATTGAACTGCGCTGGCGCTACTCTGACTACAAGGATATGTACGAGGAGCTTGAGGAACTTATCAAGTGGTGTGGTCCTGATACTACACGCAAAGCTATCGAGATGTTGAGTGAAAAGTTCCCTAATAAGAAAGGGTTTGATAGTTGGGAGGTAACATGGCTGCGCCCTTAATTGCTATCATCGGGCTGGTGTATTTGGTGGTGTCGGTGGACCTGCTAATCAAGGGTCATCATGGCCTGGGTATTGCTTTCCTGGGCTATGCATTGGGTAATGTTGGCCTGACTATGGAAGCGATGCGCTAATGACCTGGGTAGATGTAGGGTTATTTACTGGTATCTTATTGTTTGCATTGTTGTTGTGTATATTTGGAGACAGAGATGAAGACTAGGGTTTCAGGTGTACCATACGAGGTGGAATTACCATACGGCATGGACGAGGGCGGTGTAATTGCAGAACTAGAGCGCGAGAACTTTATGATGCGTACCAGGATGGAGCGACTAGAGAACGAACTCAAGATTGCAGAAGAACACATCTCAAAGTTAATGATTGACTTACATAATGAACGGAACAATAAGACATGAGATGCCTTAGTTGCAACACTGTGCTAACAGATTTTGAATCAACACGCAAGGGTCTTAATACTAACGAATATCTTGACTTATGTAACTCTTGCTTTTATACTATTAGGGACGATGTTTTAACGCTTGACAGGAGTGACCTTGAAGAAGAAGACGATGGATACCTTGATGATTTTGATAGCGATGAGTGCTTGGATTATGGTATTGACATGGATAGTTAACTATGCTATAATAACTATTAAGTAGATACTTAGTATTAATTATTATTATTAACTTAGAAGGAACTAAATAGTGGAAGACGACCAAGAAAGATTCATTGCTGAGACAGGATACGAAGCCCATTACTGGTTCGTTGTCTCAGACTTTGTTGATCTGTCCCTGAGACACGGGCTGGATACAGTCCTTGGCGATGCCTTGGAAGTATACAAGAAGCGCCTTTTAGATAAGGAACAGTCCTGAGTTGTGTGCTGTCCCCTATTTGTATAGTACCTAACCATAGATAACTATCTATTTGGAGTTTAAGATAATGACCAGTCCTATCTTGGAGAACCTAGCTAAGGCTAGAAGCAAGAAGACTTCAGGCTACAAGTTGAAGAACCCGATTGACCACTGGAGAAAAGACCCGACCAGTCTACGCAAGAGCATCAATGCCAAGTGCTTTGACTGTTCCTGTAACCAGATCGAAGAGATCAGAAACTGTACTGTTCGGTCCTGTCCTTTGTGGTTTGTCCGTCCCTACCAGGAGGATACAAATGGGTGAGCAGTTAAAGGCGCACCAGCCTTGTCCTGATTGTGGTAGCTCAGACGCATTGACCTACTACGACTGGGGTAGTTTATGTTTTAAGTGCGGAGAAAAGAAGTTTAATAAGAGTGATATGAAACCAACACTGACCAAGGTTCAATCGAAGATGACTAATATTCATGAGCTAACATATGGCTCAGTTGTGGAGCGAGGGCTGACTAGAGATACCTGCCTCGAGTATGGTATTGGTAGTAAAGATAATTACTACTACTTCCCATACTATAACGGTGATACCTTAGTTGCGTACAAGAAACGAAACACAGACGAGAAGCGATTCAGTATTGAAGGTGCTTGGCAGCAAGGCACTCTCTTCGGGCAGCAACTATTCAATAAGGGAGGCAAGTATGTTACGATTACTGAAGGCGAGTTTGACGCTGCGGCGGCGTATCAGATGCTTGGTTCTAAGTATCCTGTGGTTTCTGTTAGGAATGGCGCAGGCAATGCAGCACAGGATGTCAAGGCGAATTATGAGTGGCTCGACTCATTCGAGAATATCGTCATCTGTTTTGACAACGATGATGCGGGTAGAACTGCTGCTGCACAAGTTGCTGAAATCCTTGGAACTAAAGCCAAGATATTTAAGGGACGCTCAGATTTTAAAGACGCCTGTGACTTCAACTACAAAGGAGAAGTAAAGGAGTTTGTTGATCTATGGTGGAAGGCAGAGAGATTCACGCCTGATGGAATCATTGACGGTGCTGGGTTATGGGAGCTAGTAAACCAACCAGTCGAGCGTTCCAAGGTTCAGTATCCTTACTCTGGGTTGAATGATCTGACCTATGGAATCAGAGAGGGCGAGTTAGTTACAATTACTGCTGGCTCAGGATTAGGTAAGTCACAGTTTCTTAGAGAGATTGTGTTTCACATCCTGAATAACACATCTGATGAGAATATAGGACTGCTGTTTCTAGAGGAGTCAGTTAAGCGTACTGCCAAAAGCTTGATGAGTTTGGCAGCTAACAAGCCACTGCATCTACCAGACACTGAGGCAACTGTTGAGGAACTTCGTTCTGCTTTTGATTCCACTCTAGGCACAGGGCGTGTGTTCTTATTCGATCACTTTGGTTCAACTGCAATTGATAATATTATTAATAGGGTCAGGTTCATGGCTAAGGCACTTGACTGCAGGTATATCTTTCTCGACCATGTGTCTATTGTTGTGTCTGCCCAGGAGAATGGTGACGAGCGCAAGGCACTGGATGAAATCATGACCAAGCTGCGAATGATTGTGCAAGAGACAGGCATTGCTTTGTTCTGTGTCTCGCATCTGAAGCGTCCTGATGGCAAGGGACATGAGGAAGGAGCAAGTACCTCTCTGTCTGCACTACGAGGCTCAGGTTCGATTGGTCAACTGTCTGACATGGTGCTAGGTCTAGAGCGTAACGGACAGGCTGAGGACCTCAAAGAACGCCACACCACCAAGGTTCGAGTGCTGAAGAATCGCTTCAGCGGGTTGACTGGACCTGCCTGTGGTCTGTATTATGACAGGGTTACTGGACGCATGAGTGAGACAATCGTGGAGGATCTATGAACCTACGCAAAGCAGTAAAGCAGGTGCTAGAAGCGTTTGATTGGGACTGGAGTGAGCCACGGAATAAAGCATTAAGAGAAAGAATGAAAGCACTACGCCAAGCACTAGCGCAACCGGAACAAGAGCCTGTGGGGTATGTAACCATTGAGAACATTTCTAGTTGGGCACAAGTTCCCTCAATAAAGTGGTTCAAAAAACCTACTGAAGGACCACTCTACACCACACCACCAAAGCGTGAATGGGCTGGGCTGACGGATGAGGAAATTGAGGAGTGCAAAATCAACGGCGGCTTACCACACGCTATCAATTGGAGGCTCTCGGTAAAGGTTATGGAAGCCAAACTCAAGGAGAAGAATACATGACTGACCTACGCAAAGCAGCAGAGGCGGTATTAGAGGCGTGGAGTTGGGACTGGAGTGAGCCACGGAACAAAGCATTAAGAGAAAGAATGAAAGCACTACGCCAAGCACTAACTCAGCCAAAATGGGTTGGACTTAAAGATGATGACTTTAATGTAAAGCAGATTGCGGAGTTTGATGTGGCGAAGTTTGCACGATACATCGAGGCAATACTGAAGGAGAGAAACTGTGGCACATCCTGACCAAGCATTCGGTGATAAGACTTACTCGCAGTTTGGAGAAGACTTAATCCTGTTGAATGTGTTTCACAAGTTAGGGATTGAGAAGGGAAGATACTTTGATGTAGGAGCACACAATCCCTGGAACATCAGTAACACTGCGCTGCTGTATGAGCGCGGCTGGCGAGGCGTGTGCATCGAGGCTAACCCTAATCAGATTGGTGGCTTCGAGTTAGCTAGGCCAGAGGATAACATCCTGAATGTTGGTGTTGGCTGCTCAATTGGTACGATGCCTTTCTATATGATTGATGGCTACTCAGGCAGGAATACCTTTGATAAGGAGAAGGCTGAGAAGTTTGTCTCTGACTATCCCTGGTTCAAGATTCAAGAGGTTAGGGAAATCCCTGTGGTTACAATCGATAGTTTGTTTAAGAGTTTGTATGTACCTGACCTGCTGTGTATCGACATCGAAGGCTACGACTACCCAGTGCTTATGAGTATGGAAGCAAGGCCAAAGGTAATCTGTGCTGAGAATGAGGGACAGATACAAGACTTTGATGACTTGCTAAAAGGCATGGGATATGATAAAATATTTAATACCGTAGCAAATGGAATCTACATTCATGCGACTAGCACTTGACATTGAAACGAACACAGCCCATGACAAGATATGGGTTTGTTGTACCTATGACATTGACACCAAAGAAGTAAGGACATGGACAAGCGCACAAGACTTCAATCAATTCATTCAGAAAGCAAAGTTACTGATAGCACACAACGGGATATGCTTCGACTTTCCAGTGCTGAACAGAGTCTGGAAGACTACGATCAAGTTGAACCAAGTGCAGGATACACTGGTTATGTCAAGACTGTCAAACCCAAGCAGAGATGGGGGACACAGCCTAGCAAAACTCGCAAAGCTAGTAGGCCGAACCAAGAAGGAGTTCGAAGATTTCGAGGGCGGCCTGAGCGATGATATGATTTACTACTGCCAGGAAGATGTACGAATCTGTGGTGATTTGTATCTCTACCTGCAGCAGGAACTAAAAGGTTTCTCTGAACAGTCGATTGAGTTAGAGCACAAGGTTCAAGCTATCATTGCTAGGCAGGAGCGCCACGGCTTTAAACTAGATACTGTGAAAGCTCAGTGCTTGCTTGGTCAATGGAAGCGTAGGTTGTCAGACATCGAGGAGGAATTACAAAAAGTATTCCCGCCTATTGTCACTCAAAGGTTTAGCGAGAAGACAGGCAAGCAATTGAAGGACGATGTTGAAGTATTTAATCCTGGCTCGAGGCAGCAGATTGCCAAGCGCCTGATGAACCTGGGATGGAAACCTACTAAGCACACTGAGAAGGGGGCAGTGATAGTCGATGAAGCAGTCTTGGATGGTGTTAATATTCCAGAAGCAAAGCTCATTGCCGAGTACTTATTGCTTCAGAAACGGGTGGCTCAGGTTGAGTCCTGGCTTGAGTTTGTATCTGACGAACACAGGGTTCACGGTAAGGTCATCACCAACGGAGCGGTCACAGGTAGAATGACGCACCACAGCCCTAACATGGCACAGGTTCCTAGTAGCTCAAGTCCGTGGGGTGTAGAGTGTAGGGAGTGTTGGACAGTAGATGAGGGTAAGACTTTGGTTGGCGCTGATGCCTCTGGTCTTGAGTTGCGTATGCTTGCACATTATATGAAGGATGAACAGTATGCTAAAGAAATCGTTGAAGGTGATATCCACACCAAAAACCAGACTGCGGCAGGTCTTCAGACTAGAGCGCAAGCAAAGACATTCATCTACGCTTTACTATACGGGGCAGGACCTACCAAGATCGGGAAGATTGTTGGTGGTTCGTCAAACGAAGGTCAAAGACTACTCAATAATTTTCTTCGGAACACTCCTGCTCTCGCGTATCTTAGAAACAAGATTGAAATCTTATCAAAGAAAGGGACGCTACCAGGTCTTGACGGTAGGAAATTACAAGTTCGTTCCGCACACGCAGCACTTAACACGCTACTCCAGAGTGCTGGTGCGATAGTGATGAAGCAAGGACTAGTATTGTTGGACAGTAAGCTGAGGAAGTTTGCACCTAGCGCACAGTTTGTAGCCAATGTACATGACGAATGGCAAATCGAATGCGATGATGCTGATGCGGATTTAGTAGGAGAGTTAGCAGTTAGTAGTATCAAGGAAGCAGGACAGTTACTTGGGTTACGCTGCCCATTAGATGGTGAATACAAGAAAGGGAAAACATGGGCAAACACCCACTAGACAAGGACGATGAATTCTGGGCTGACATGGAGGACGTAGTATTCCTGTGCATAAAGAAGGACAGAACAGTCAGCATGAAGACTTCTGTTAAGGACATGGAAGACCTCAAGTCCATCTTCAGCACAGCCTTCATGATGGCCTTGTTTCACGATATGAAATCTCGTCCACAGGATGTTGACAAACTTCATTGATGTGGTATACTATTATGGTAGTACTTATTTATTAACTTGTTCAGGAGAACATTATGGAATTAAAACCTTTTAAAATTGAAGCAGATATTATGTGGGCTTTCTTAGACACACCTAACCAGATGTCTGGTAAGTATCAGGTAGACCTATGTAATCTATCCAAGAATACAATCAAAGCCTTGGAAGAGATTGGTATCCCTGTTCGTAACAAAGAAGACAAAGGATTTTTTATTACGGCTAAGTCCAAGAACTATCCTATTACTACGGTTGACTCAGATGGTAATAAGGTAACAGCAAAAGTAGGTAATGGTTCACGAGGTATTGCGTTGATCAAGCCTTATGCTTATAACAAAAACGGCAAGAGCGGCGTTGCTGCTGGTATCAATAAGTTAACTATTACTAATCTTATTGAGTATGTTGGTAACACTGAAGAAGCTATTGATGTTCTGTAAATAGATAACTATCTAAATGAAAGGATACTAAATGAAAAAGACACCCGCCTCTAACCCAAAGCTATCTGTAAAGATATCTCCTGTAGAATCCTCCTTTGAGGTTTCTGTTCCAGGTAGTGATAAAATCTTTGGGTTGCAGGACTACTTCAAGTTCTCTGTTGCTTCCGATGGTACTGTTACCATCAACGACAACGAGTTCTCAAGTAAGAAGCAGGCGGCTCAGGCTCTTGAGGCAATGGCTACGTTTCTTCGGAAGTAATGCTTGCTCTCATTGACGCAGACATTGTGTGCTATCGAATCGGGTTTGCATCTCAGGATGTCAACGAAAAGATTTGCATAGCACGCACCGCTGAGTTTATGGAGGAGCTAGTGATGAAGCCTTGGGTAGGCGACTATCAAGGTTATCTCACTGGCTCCAATAATTTCAGAAAAGATATTGCTGTTACCGCCCCATATAAAGGAAACAGGACAGCAGACAAACCAATTCATTATGAGTTAATTAGGGAGTACCTAATAAAGGCGTGGGGTTGTGAGTTAATAGAGGGACAAGAAGCAGATGATGCTATAGGTATTAAAGCTTATTCATATGAAGATACTGAAGACTATGTGGTTATGTCTATCGACAAAGATTTAGATATGATTAGAGGCTGGCATTATAACTTTATTAAAGATAAGAAATACTTTATTGATGATCAACAAGCTATCAAACATTTTTATACGCAGATTCTTACTGGCGATAGGGTTGACAATATTGTTGGTCTAAAAGGAATCGGCCCTAAGAAAGCTGAAAAGATTCTTGAAGATTGTAAGACAGAAGAAGATATGTACAAAGCTGTATTAAAAGCTTATGACAACGATGAAACTAGAGTTTTAGAGAACGGACAATTGTTATGGATACGAAGAAACGAAAATCAGATTTGGTCACCAGCCCTCTTCAATACGTCCAATGGGTTGACGCAGTAGCAGATGTTGAGTGGCAAGAGGATGTCAAAGCTGAAGTACACTTATGTCACACTATCGGATGGGTTATTGATGAGAACGATTCAGCAGTATGCATTGCTAGTACAGTTAGTATGGACAACAGCAATGCCCGTATGCATATACCTAAGCAGTGGATTAAAGTAAGAAAGGACGTAATCTTTGAAACCGAGCAGCGCCAAGTCCAAAGGAAGACACCTGCAAAAGTGGGTAAGAGATCTAATACTTGCCAAGTTCGACTTGGAGCACGATGATGTACGCTCAGTTAGTATGGGCGTGTCGGGAGAAGACTTGTTACTTAGTCCAGCAGCCAGACGGAAGTTACCAATCAGTTTGGAATGCAAGTCCAGAGCAGCTATCTCAGTATACGGTTATTACGAACAAGCAAAGACAAATGCAGGAGGGCACGAACCTGTCGTTGTTATTAAACAGAATCGGTCCAGCCCTCTTGTAGTCGTTGATGCTGAGTACTTTTTTGATTTACTAAGGAGCAAGCATGAGTAATGTATATCGTTTTATTTATGATTCAGAGAAGGGTGAAGGTTATGGAACCTGTCCTGAAGCAAGCACTATTAAGGCACGGCACTACTTCGAGGACGGTATCACATGGGTTCCTATCCTGTGGCAGTTTTGTAAATTTCTAGAAAGCACTGGCTATGTGGGAGTGTGTGATAGGGTTCTCATTAAAGACCCATATGGCATAGAGGCTAACACGCATCTGTTTGAAACTATTGGTCCTGATGATGTTATTGTTAAGACTGAGGCTCAAGACGAGGAAGAGGAAGAATAATGACTGTTCATGCCATAATCCCAGACTGTCAAGTCAAGGACGGTGTTGATCTAAGTTATCTTACCTGGGTTGGAAAGTATCTCGTAGAAAAGAAACCAGATGTGATTGTGCAGATTGGCGACTTTGCTGATATGCCAAGTCTCTCCAGCTACGATGTAGGTAAGAAGAGCTTTGAGGGCCGTAGATATAAGACAGATATTGAAGTAACAAATAAAGCAATGGAGATGTTACTAGCTCCGATTAAGGAACACAATGAAAGAGCACGAAGAAATAAGGATAAGCAGTACCGACCAAGAATGGTTCTCACTCTCGGAAACCATGAAGAAAGAATTTCCAGGGCTGTCGAAGGAGATCCTAAACTTGACGGAACTATTAGTCTCGATGATCTTAGATACGAACGTCATGGTTGGGAAGTTGTACCGTATCTTGAACCTATTGTCATTGATGGCGTTGTGTACGCTCATTACTTTACTTCTGGCGTTATGGGGCGTCCTGTAACATCCGCTGCTGCGCTACTGTCCAAGAAGCATATGAGTGCTGTGATGGGCCATGTGCAGAATAGACAGATAGCTTATGCTAACAGAGCGGATGGATCACAGATTACTGGGTTGTTCAGTGGCTGCTGCTACCTACATGACGAGGATTATCTGGGCAGTCAGGGCAACAAGTACTGGCGTGGTATCTGGATGCTGCACGAGGTTAATAACGGCAGCTTTGATGAGATGCCTGTGTCTCTAAACTATCTGAGGAAAAAGTATGAGCATTGATAACGCAACACCTGAAGAGTGGAACCGAGCAGTGTGGCAACAGCCTACTACACTTAAAGACTACATCAAATCTAAGCAGGTTGGAGGCAGTCACTATAAAGGAAGTATCGAACCTTGGGAAGCAATGCTAGCATGGGGCTTAGACCCTTGGTCCTGTAATGTAATCAAGTATGTACAGCGACACAGGAAGAAGAACGGTAAAGAAGATTTAGAGAAGGCTAAGCACTATCTTGAATTTATGATTGAGAACTACGATGCCGTTGGTGACAAGTACTACAAAGATTGACTGGTCCAATGCTGATAGGGACTACAAGAAAGGACAGAACTTAATCCGCAAAGGTGATTGGGCAAACGGCTTTAAACTTCATGAGCTTAGAGCCTTGCCTGATGCTTTCTGGAACCCTACTGCTAAGTTCCCTGGTGTTAGGACTAACTTTGACAGAGCGCCTATCTGGATGCCAGGACAGAGTATCAAAGGCCGCAATGTAATTATCTGGTCAGAGGCTGGTTGGGGAGACATGATCCAGTTCTCTCGCTTCATTCCTTTGATTAAGCAACTGTCCAGTGGTGTGCATTGCGTTTACCCAGATGCTATCTCAGGGCTGCTGAAGCGCATGGATAAGTCAATCATGTATAGCCAGCAGTCTAGGGATTGTCCTCCTAGTTCATACAGAATAAAGATGATGTCGATGCCTTATCTTCTGATGGAGCATGGAGTCATTGAGGCAAAGCCTGTAGACCGCTGGTATGGTGCAGAGGGACTCTATCGTAATCCTGATATAGTTAAACCTGTACGGTCTAAACCACTGGTAGGGATCTTCTACAGCACAGACAACAAGTCATGGAACATGGCTGCAAAGCAGATACCGAAGGATATAGTAGATGACTTTGTAGCCCGTCACCCAGAGTTTGACTTTGTGTCCTTGCAGTTAGGCGAAGGATTCCTAGATAGTCCTGTATGGACAGCAACTGCTGATAAGTTACAGACCTTGGATGCAGTTATCTCTGTGGACTCAGCAATTGCCCACTGTGCTGCTAGCGTAGGTGTCAAGACACTGGACCTAATAGGTGATGAGACAATAGCGTGTTGGCGCTGGCATCCAGTCGGAGAGACTACTTACTGGTACGACAATATGACCACTGTCTGGTGGGATAATTATGCAGATTGGGACACAGGTTTAGAGAAGGCACTAAGTTATCTGGACAAGCCTGTAGTAAAAAAACGTGGACGACCTAAGAAAAGTGTGGTATAATATATGATCCTAACATTAGAAGAGATTAAAGAAAGGATGAAAAGATGGGATGAACTGTCCCTAATTGAGGAGCTATCAATTCGTTCTGAGGATATAGTTGAACGATTTGATGATATAATAGAAGAACAAGCAGATAGATTAGAAAAACTTGTAAACTGGGAAGACGAATAATATGGACTACTATCAACAATTCATTGCTAAATCACGATACTCTAGGTTCCTGCCAGAGTTAAACAGGCGAGAGCACTGGCATGAGTCTGTCAATCGGTACATGGTGTTTATGTACAAACACTTACAAGACAAGCACAACTATAAGATGCCTGATGATTTGTATAAAGAAATCAAAGACGCAATCATCAACCTTGAAGTCATGCCTTCGATGAGGGCTATCATGACTGCAGGCAAGGCGTTAGAGCGTGACAACACTGCTGGCTACAACTGCAGCTACCTTCCTATCGATGACCCTAAAGCCTTTGACGAGGCCATGTACATCCTGCTATGTGGCACAGGCGTAGGCTTCTCTGTGGAGCAAAAGTATGTTAATGAATTACCTGAAGTGCCAGACCAGTTGTTTACTTCTGAGACTGTTATTTCTGTTGCAGACTCGAAAGAAGGATGGGCTAAGGCGTTACGCCAACTCATCGCTTTATTATACTCTGGGGAAATTGCAAAGTACGACCTTAGCAGAATCCGTCCCGCTGGAGCCAGACTCAAAACTTTCGGAGGACGTGCTTCTGGGCCAGGACCTTTGGATGAACTTTTTAGATTTGTTATTGACAAGTTCCGAGGAGCCGTTGGTAGGAAACTCACATCACTCGAGTGTCATGATATTCTCTGCAAAATCGGGGAAGTTGTTGTTGTGGGTGGAGTCAGACGATCAGCAATGATTAGTCTGTCAGACTTAGAAGATGATAGGATGCGTCATGCAAAATCAGGAGATTGGTGGACACACAATGGACAAAGAGCACTCGCTAACAACTCAGCAGCTTACGTCACTAAACCAGATATTGGACAGTTTCTTTCTGAATGGACAAGCCTTTATAACAGTCACTCTGGAGAGCGTGGTATCTTCTCACGAGCCGCAAGTAAAAGTCAGGCTAAGAAAAACGGGAGGCGTAATGGAGATTTTGACTTCGGTACTAACCCCTGTTCAGAAATCATACTACGACCATACCAATTCTGTAACCTTACAGAAGTCGTTGTACGGGCAGAAGATACTCCAGAGTCACTATCTAGAAAAGTTCGAGTAGCTACTATCCTGGGTACATTCCAGTCTACTCTGACGCACTTCCCTTATCTGCGTAAGATTTGGAATAAGAACACAGAAGAGGAGCGACTGCTTGGTGTGTCCTTCACTGGCATTCTTGATAACAAATGGATGGGAGAGGTAAGTGACAGCACTGCGAAAACTCTTGAACAGTTACGGGAAGTCGCCGTTAGCACCAACGCAAACATTGCAGCAACTCTGGGAATCCCTGTGTCTGCTGCTATTACTTGTGTTAAACCTTCTGGCACTGTGTCTCAACTTGTTAATTCTGCCTCTGGTATTCATACTAGACATAGTGACTATTATGTTCGGCGTGTTCGTGGCGACAAGAAAGACCCGCTGACTAAGTTTTTGACAGAAGCAGGTATTCCTACTGAGGACTGTGTGATGCGTCCAGACAGCACTGCTGTGTTTTCTTTCCCAGTGAAAGCACCAGATAATGCTAGGACTCGTGAGCACTTAACTGCTTTGCAGCACCTGGACCTGTGGCTAATGTATCAACGGCACTGGTGTGAGCACAAGCCTTCTGTCACTATCTCTGTTAAGGAAGATGAGTGGATGGATGTTGGAGCGTGGGTATGGAGGAACTTCGATGAAATCTCTGGTATATCGTTCCTGCCTTGGGATGGGGGCACTTATCGTCAAGCACCTTATGAGGAGTGCAGCAAAGAGCAGTACGAGGAACTTCTTGCTAAGATGCCTAGCGATATTGCATGGGATAATCTTAAGGAAGAAGACGATAATGTCGAAGGAGCACAGACCTTAGCCTGTGTAGCTGGGCACTGCGAAATATGACAATCGAACTAAGTTTAATTGCTGGTGTTATGATGGGTATTGAATTTGTCCAAGACCCAGAGGACGGTACAAACTTTGTAGTAGTAGACTTTCTGTTTGTCCGTATTCTATTTGGATGGGGTTAGATACAAAGCCATCTCGTCTTTCCTGCGCTTGACCAATCCAGGTAGCTCTTTGCCGCCTGCTTTGGTCCAAGCCATGAAGGCTTCTGCTGCACCGTCATAGTCTCCACGGTTGTGTTTCATCCTTATTGTAGAGCGTTGGAGATTGCCGAGGCCAACATTGAAAGAGAAGGAAACGAGGCTGTCAAAGCGAGACTGAGTAAGACCAGAAGGACACAATCGTAGTACGCCTCGCTCGAACGTAGCCAAGTCGTTGGATAGGATCTCGTCCACTTCTGCCATTGAAAGGGTTCTGTCCCATCCTGGGGGAATTGGTAGGTTCTTTCGCTCATCTAGCTTTACTCCAATATGTGTGGAATCAATGACATGACCAACGCCAACAGTCCATAGAAGTGCAGGACAACGATAAGGGCGAGTCCTAACGCCTTCATGGTGTTTTATCATGTCGATGCATTCTTTTGATACTTTCATTTCTTAAAGCTCTGAGTACCAAACCAGAAGGCAATCACGCTTGAGAAGATGATAGCGCTGTCCTCATCCCAGAGGATTGACATAGCCTGCTCGAAAGGCACACCAGTCTTCCAGGCGTAGAAGAAACCAAAGATGTTGACAAAGAGCAGCATCACGAACATACCATAAGTAATCAATGGACGTACTGATGCACGCAGGTTAATAACCCACTGCGAGGCTCCTTTACCAATCTCGATGTCATGTGCGTACAAGGCTTGCCTCTCTTGCACCTGTGTCTGCATGGCTATCTGATCTGTCCTAATCTCTTCTATCTTCTGCTGTGCCAAGAAGCCACGCTCTGCCAAGGCTAACTCACGCTCAGACTGCATACGAGCCATATCAAGCTCATGCTTCTTATCTGACCTATCTTGGAAGAAGTCTAGGAACTTGGGCAGACCGCCCATTAGGAAGGACACCAGAGTAGACAGAAGTGTAATCATTACATTAGCCCCATAAATTTAAACAAACCATAAACAAATCCAGATGCAACCAACAACCACAACATCTCTCGTCTTGTCTCCATACGCTTGCGGTAGAAGTCATCGTTTAACTCTAGGTGCTGCTTACGCATCTGCGTGATAAGAGACTTGACCTCAGAGACAGCAGTCCTGCCATACTCCTGCTCAATCTGTCTATACATCTCCTGCTCAGCATCCCTAATCTGCCTGATGATTTTGTATTCTTCATAGGCAGTCATGAACATCATGTCACCACGGCGTTCAATCTGCTGCTGCTTACGCTTCCAGGCTAATCTGGCTTTGGCTTCTTCGTCTAGAAAGGCATTGACTTCGTTAGCAGTTTCTTTAATCTCCCTGCCAACTTGAACAGCTTCTTTGATGCCAGAGAGTGCGGCTCTGGCAGTTGCGGCTGGATCGCTCACTTAATTACTCTTGCTCTTCTTGAGGCACTTCACCTCGACTCTTTAAACGCTGGCGTACAAACTCATTACTAAAGTCTGAGTCTGTCTCCATCTTTTCGCCAAAGATAATATTTGTTGCTGCAGTACGCATACGCTCTGCTACTCGTTTCATAATAAAATTCTTTTGAGCTTTAGTATACTGATTAAATGTAGGATCAGCAATAACTTGTTCTAGTTCTTGACGAATCATTTCTCCAGATAGTTTTGAGTATTTTTCATAGGTAGTTTCGTCAAGTTCAACACCTCGAATCTTCTTTTCTGGTTTGGTGTATTTAAAGCCAACATCTTCAATTACTCTTTGTAGTGGTGTTTGAGTAGCTGCTTTA